TTTCGGATCGTTGTTGTAAAAGATTTTTTAATAAACTTGGTACGACACCTAATGGTTCTTTACGGAACACAAATCTATTTTTTCCACACAATTTCCTATTTTTAACAGTTACCTTTTTAATGGTCGTATCATGTTCACAATTAATATGGTCTTCCCATTCGATAATATGACAATTATTTAAATCTACTTTCGATTCGTCAAGTACGAGTGTTGAGTAATCAATATTATAGGCGATAATAGTTGTTGGGTACAGAGAACTAAAATCAAAGGGAATAACCCAATCATAAATACCAGGAATCGGAGGAAACACATAGGCACCAGAATATCCTGCACATTGATCTAAAATCTTATTCGAAGACATGGATTGGACGAGAATATTTTCATTATAACATTTTTGATAGATCTGACTAAAAACTTTAATCTGCTGACCTTTTGTGAAAAGATACATGATAGGAACATTACAAATTTTAGCCATTTCACTCAAACCAATCCATAATTGCAATATATTGAATAATTTAAGTACGAGGGCAGAATCTTGGACACAATATTTGCCACATTCCGATAATTTTTTTTTTTCACCTTTTTTCCCACACTCGTATGCTTTAAAAATGTCATAATGTGTCAGAGGATCTTTTGTTTCTCCCAAAAAAAATGTCGATACGGTTTTTAATTTATAATTATTAAATTTATAATCGCGTCGTACAATCGGTAATAGATCGATAAATAATCGACCTTCTGCATTCAGATAATGAAATTCTTGATATTTATAGGCCGTGGATGACCATTTAATTTCTTCTTCGGGTGCATGTTTATTTAAAGGGATCCCTAATTGATCAAATTCTGACAATATATTGTGCATTTTACAACGCGCAATCATATAAGGTAAATCAAAACCGAAAATATTATATCCAATTATGATATGCGGGTTCGTTTTGCGAATCAATTTTGTAAATCCTAATAATAAATCAACCTCATTATGAAAACAAAAAGTTTCAACCTCTGCACCCACAATTTTTGACTCTATTCTGAATAGAGTCAACAGATATTTTTTTAGAGGTTGCTGATATTCTTGAATCACACAACTAATCTGAAATATTGCATCATCAGGATTTTCTGCCATTGGCATCCTCTGACTATTCGAAGAGTATGTTTCAATATCGAAGGATAAAACCGTTGGCGTTGGAATTCCTAATTCGGTTTCTTTTGTTTTATCCAATGGTGTAAGATTTTCATAATCTACATGATATTCTAATTTTGATTCGGATAATTTATCATCTTTAGGAGTGAAACGTCCTTCAAATTCAATCCATCCAGCCGACGGTAGATTCTTAGATACTAATAATTGAAGCAAAGGAGTCGCCTGTTCCTCGTGACAAAATAAAGAATATACCCTTCCCATTGAACGACAGGTATAATTCTGCAAACTATAGTATGCATTTTTTCGCGTCTGGGCGGTATTAAATCGCAGTTTGAAAAAAGGATATTCTTGATCATCATCAAAATATAATTTTTTTTTATAAACAAGATAGAATATACTATTTTGTAAATGTTTGCACCTCTCTTGGATTTTATTTTTGATAAAGGACTTGCAGGAAACCCACTCGGAAGAGGTGTTTTCGTTCTTACTCATCTCAATGTACATCCATGGTTTAAAATTTTTGATATGAAGAAGCACCGTTTCTTGTTTCTGATTGATACCATATGCTCGGATCATTAATTCTTTTTCTCCTTCTTTATTAAGTTCGTCTTGGACAAACCAATGATAAATAAAAATATACATGATTTTTTCTAATTTTATTAAAATTTTGTTTCCGTAAATCATTTTTTTTGAAAAATCTCTACATTGACACATGCTTGTTCAAGATAAATTCTTTTTCAAATAAATTCGGTTTAAATATTATTCTAACTTTTTCATTATAAACCATCGATCAAGTTTTTGGGTTTCCTTATATACAAATTGGCAATTAAAATATTCGCAAATTTTCATTAACAAGTCATCATTATAAACGTAATGATGGAGACATCTATTATTTACATTATCTAAACTCCTTCTTGTAAATGCCTCAAAATTACCAGCGGGAGGATCCATACTTAAATCGTGTTTCTGTAAAATCTCGGGAAGTGTAGACAAGTCGTCCTCACCAACATTTTTCTCGTATTGCATCAATAATGTTGCAAATTTAGAATAACTCCTTTTATGGTCAAAACAAACCGATTTTTCAGGAACAATTATAATAATGTACCCTTCTTTTTTAATAATCCGCAACCATTCTCTGATCGCTTTTAAAGGATTTGCAATATGTTCCAAACAGTGAGAAGAAAAACAAAAATCATAGAATTCATCTTTAACCTGAAAAATATTTACAGCATCATTAATAATTACTTTTCCTTTTTTATCTTTATAGAAATTGTATTCTTCAGTAGTATCACTTGACCATATAGTATTTTTCCTAAAAATAACATTATCCAAACTCTTTGCATTTTTATAAATAGTCGTTCCAGTGGGTGAAGGACCTCCTATTTCAACACCAATTTTATCATTCGTGATATCACTTAATAGTTTAATGAGCATATTTATTATTGATTTTTATAATATCTTCCTTTTTTTAATTAATTATAAAAAATTCCAACATACTTTAACTAGGTCACCCCTTAAAGGGATTTTCCAAATAAAGTTACTAAAACTTTATTTTACGCTTGTCCTTGTTTTGCTTCACTCTCGCCTCCTATAAGTTTAGGTACAATTTTTCGGTCTTTAAAAACTAAATCTGGCAATCCCTTGAAACTGCATTTACATTGGTTTTCAGTACATTGAGCATTTAATAATTTTCTTTTCGGTTGTAAAATTTCACGTTGTTTACTCTTCTCCTCATTTATGGTTTTTAGTCCAATTGCAAACCCATTAAAACGTTGTAATGAACCGACTATTTTTTGATTATTAATAAATGTAGTATCTTCTCCTAATAATCCGTTTAATTCAGCAATTTTTGCTTCGTCATAGTTACTTTTTTTGTATTTTCCAGTAGATATTTTGTCAATAATTTCTACTACTCCAATACTTCCTTTTAAAGGACTTTCATTTCTTTGATCAAAATAATAAGTTTTTAATTGATCTGCATTATCAAAAGTTTCGTTATCGAATAATTTTTCTCCAATTTTAAGTGCGTATGTACAGGTGTCAATTTCACGTTCAGAATAATTTGAACATGAGCATGGTTTGGTCGTTAAACCAGGAATTGTTTCAACCTTACAGAATTGGTCTCCTATTTGTAGGGATGTTTTTTTGGAAATTTTTCCCGCTTGATCCTGATTTGCAGATAAAGTTAAAGATTGTGGTGTATACACACTCATCGATCGTCTAATTATTTTATATATAGGAAATATTCTGTATAATTCATTATAATTTGTTAATGCGGCAGAAATTTCTGGAAAATCATTATCGATTCGTTCACAATCTTGACCTTCTTTAATGATTTTGTTTTCGGTCACAAAGTATTTGCATAATATTTTATTTTCAGGAAAACTATTATAAATGGTATTTATGTAATATTTATCTGTCAATTCTGATAATCGTATCGATAATTCATTATTATATTGGTTAAGAGAATTGTCCGGAAGAGAATTTATTGGTATAAATTCAAATAATAAATCAACTGGACGAACTATAGTATCGCAATTTTCTGCGAGTTTTAATTCTTGTGCCGAAGGCACGGCATCTATTCTAGAAGAATCCATGTTATTTATAATAAATAAAAAAAAAATCAAGTAATAACAATTACAACAATAATTTATTTCGCTTACCCTGCACCCAAAAATTTTTTCGGGTTCTTGATATCGAGGAACGTTTAGGCGAATACGGTAATGCTTGTTTGCAACATTGTAAATATTTATAATTCCATAACTAATTTTGCAAACGGGCCGTTGAAATTGCGTTGATATTTGTAAATGTCAACATTTACAAAATAAACTTGATTTAATAATTTATTATTAAAAATTATGAATTTTTCAATTAATTCAGTGTTTTCATTCGTTATAAATATAGTTGGGATTGGATAATGCGGATGGAGATAATTGAATTTCGTCGATTCAACAGGACACGTAGCGGGCAATCCAAGTATAATATTTTCATCGTAAATGAGTTGTTTTTTTAATTCTAATATATCATTTATATCATACGGTCGCGATTTTTTAATCTTACATAGATACTCAGACATATTATAAATATGATTAACATGTATAATTCCAATATCCATGGTAGGTCTTATTTTGGGATTTATAAATGGTAAACTGTATATTTCTTTATTATGTAAATATTCATCGTAATATTTCATGATATTTACATAAAATAATTTGTCCAGTTTTATAGTATCAGGTAATAAAATCCAATAATTTATATTTTTATATGAATCTAAATTTTCAGATACATATATAATTCCAGTTAAATGTAATCCGGTATAATCTACTTTAACTATTTTAATATTATTTTCATAATATATTAAATTATCATTTTCTTGACCTGAAACGATTAAAACATTTTCTTTTGGAAAATTGCACTCTTCAATATTTTTAATTATGTTTGGTATATTTGTAAAATAATGTTGACAAGTTGTTATCAATAATCCTATACTCATTTATATATATATATATAAAACAATAAAAAAATAATTTCATTTTTTACAGGCGACACGAATTACGTAATTAAATCGGCCTAAAATACATATATTAAATCAACAGGACGTATCAAAATTTTCTTCAATTTTAATTCTTGTGCCAAAGGAACAAGCATCTTCCATTATATTTATAATGAATAGAAAATTCCGGCCAAAAATTTTTATATACTAATTACAACAAAGATTTATTTTTTTGAATCGTGATGGATCGTTTTTCAAAAGCGAATTTTTTATTTCTCTTCCCCTCGTCCGTAGTAAAAAATTTTTTCATCGACTCGGCAATCTTTTTTCTCGATTCTTCGCTCTGAGGTCTCCCTTGTTGTTTTTTGGGTTCTTTATATCGAGGAACTCGTTCTAATAATTGTTTAAGGACACGAAATAAACGACTACGATGCTGTACAATATCGAGATTTTCTTCAAAACACCATCTGAATCCACCCGAATGTAATACTTTTTGCGGATTCGAACAACATTTAGATATCGAAGCATGAAAAGTTTTATTATCATGAGCGGCTTGATTCATACTTTCGTATAAATCTAAAAATTCACCATCAAGAGATAATTTGCATACTTTTTTAGAAAGTGCATTATCCGACCCTGATTTTCGTGAATGCTTGTTTTTCATTAAAAAAAATGGAGTAACTTTATAATCTTTTTCTGTAATTTTATTTTCATACATAAAAAACATAATCTGGATGGCTTCTAAACATTGATCGTGGATATAATTATTAAATAATAATTGTTGTTTTTTGATCCTATTATTTCTTTCTTCAATTATTTTTTGAATTTCTTGCTTTTCTTTCTCAATATCTAAATTGATTTTTTCAATAATATTTTCTATATGTTTATCATTAATAATTGATCGCATATCTTCTACATATTTATTTTTGTCTTTCATATCAAATTTACCTCCTTTTTTAATATTTTCAATCCCCCACAAAGGTCTACAATTTCTCCAATTAAAACATAATAACATTTCAATTGAATTTGTAAGATCGAATGCACAACAAGGAATGATATGATCAATATGAAAGCCAATTTTTTTAATACCAAAATCATCAATATAAATACCATATTTATCCCATGACATTCCTTCTGTGAACAAAGATTCAATATAGTCTTTAAATTCATTAATAGTACAACCTAAATATTCAATAGTGCAATCTTTCTTTTTTTTATCGTATTTTTTTAAAGAAGCAATAATTCGTCCATGAATATTTTGTCTTATTTTAAAATTGATATTCAATTGTTGAGTTTTATTTTTTTTTTCTCTTACTTTTTTTTTTTTTTCAGATAAACATTTTTTACAGGTAGTTCGCAATTGATCCCAAGATTTTTTTTTATAATTATATTCTGTCAATGGTTGCCATCCACATTCTTTCACACTACATCTTTTTCCTATGATTCCTCCAATGTAAGAATGCAGTTTTCTATGCCTAGAAGGAACTCCTTTTACCTTGTTTTCAATATGAAAAGTTTTTTTAATTCTGTCAAAAAGCAAGTCACTTTGTTCTTTCGGAACATCAATATGTTTTTTATGAAATTCATTATATAATTGGATATATTGAACATTATTTTTTTTCCAATCAGCATTTGCTGAATTTCTATCATCTTTATTTTTATCATTATTATGAAAACTTTTAAGCCTACACTTATAACAAGTCAATCGAATAATATTTTTTTTACAAATAAAATCCTTAACTTCTCGTTCTACATTACATTGAGTACATTTTTTCATATAATTTTAATTATATTAACAAAAAAATAATTAAAATTCATTTTTTATTTTTATAAATACCTCTAACCTCCTCTGAGGCGAAGAACTAGATGAATCCCCATCTTCCCCACCTTTCGGATGGGGGGTAGACTGTATCTTAAGCCTGTTCAAGTTGGATAACTATCATTACAAACCGACACCCGTGCGGTCGTTGAGGGAGTTTCTTATTTCTATCCATAACGAAACTTAGAAACTTTACCCGCGGATTGCCCATTCATTTTCTTATCAGAAAATAATCCCTTGCGTTATTACCTTACCCAGGGCTATTAACTCGGCCACCAAATATGTTTCCATATTGGCTTGGTAGCAAGGGCTTTAGGGGTTTCCCGAACATTATAAGGTATCTCGCCTTTTAATAAAAGACTAGCGGTTGATCCAACGGATGCAAATGTTTACCCATACATTTCTTTATGGCATACCGCTTTTCTGACCTATGTCGACGTGCATTTGTAAATTTCAAAGAAACCACTATACACTGTCACTCAAAGTCGATTCTTTCTGGATATTATAATCACTTAATGTTCT